AGTAATCGCACTATTAGCAAATGCCATGATAGTCCTTTACTTAATCGTTAAACACGTCCGCTAATTTGGTCTAATTGCTCAGACAAAATAGAGCGAATGTCCTTTTTGCCGCTACCGTTAACCGTCGCTGTGGGCGAGATTGAACGAGGTGATACAGCAGTCGCCCGCGCTTTAGCTACCTGCTGCTGACGCTTCTCGGCTTCTTGGCGGGCTTGGGCCTGTCGGGCTTCTTCCTGCTGCTGTTGCCAAATATCGTCATGCAGACGGATTGCCTTGTCATAGGCGCTTTGCAGATCGCCAGCTACGCCACTCTGTAGGAGTTGAGCCATAGTCTCGCGCACTGCCTCGAAATGTGGTTTGCCCTCTGAAAAGGACATGATTTCGCGTGTTAAGTTAGCCTGTTCTTGGCTTTCTCGTGTACGCAAATCGGATGTATATTGACGCTCAATGCGATTCAGCCGGTCAATCAGGCTGAACATCTGAGGGTCTGTTTGCTGGCCTGTAAGAGCCTGGAGTGGGACTCCATAATCGCTTGCCAGCTTTGAGAAAATCTGTAGCTTTTGCTCTGGAGAGCCACGGACTAATGCAACATGGGCATTTCCAAGGCTACTAATCCATTCTTGCGGGGCAATCTTATGCTCTTCCAGAATTGGCATGAAAGGTTGCATGGCATCCCACAATGGCTCTGCCTGCGCCCAATTCTGCTTGTATGTCGATACGCCTTTAGCGAAATCAGCTTCGCGCTGAAGCATGTAATCTTGCAAACGCGGGTCTAGCTTAGACCAATCTTCCTCATAGTCTTTTTTCCATGAGGTTGGGCGCGGTTTTACTGCTGGCGCTGCTTCTTGGGGGGTTTCTGTCGGAACTTCAGCAATGGGCGCTGCTGCTACTTCCGGCTTCGCTTCAACTTTTGCAAATCGCCCAGCTTCGTCGCGGGCTCTGCTAGGTTCTTGGGGAATATCTACTGGCTCAGCAGATACGTTATCTTCGCTTTTGTGTGTATCAAAAGCGGCTTCTAACTGATCGCGCAAAGTGGTCTGCGCTTCAACATCAGACATAGATTCTCCATCTATTTATAGGGCTGGCTGCACAACCCCATAAGCAGCGTCTCTCGACGTTTGCACCCACTAGGCAGCGGGCAAAATCTTTAAGCGGACTTCTGCACGATCCACTGAGTGGGAGTAATCTTCACGAACTCAGTAACACCCCACAAAGTCAGCGAGTAAGCAGTACCGCCAGTACCGGCAGAGCTGCCAGGAACCCAAATAGCTTCGCTTGCAGAGCCGGGATAAACCTTCAAGGTGGATGCCGAGGAATTGGCGAGGAAAATGCTATCGCCAACATTACCAGACAGCTTAACGCCCTTGGTGCCATCAGCGGCAGTAACCACAACCATAGATGCGGTTACAGCGGCGGCATCGGTAATCGAACTGCCAGTGGCTGCAATGCTTGCATAGTTGCCGTTTAGGGCGTTTGCTTGACCTGCGGAAAACCCGCCGCCCATTACGTCTTTGGAAAGAGCCATATATGTTCCTTTCAGATGGCCTATTTTAACTTAGCATTAACAATTTCAGCAATAGTTCTTTTTAGGCCGGGTAATGGCTTAGGTTCACTACGCTGGGAAATATACTTTGTTTCGTTTCCTACCTCAATCAAGCGATGCTTTTTAAGATGCTCTCTATGAGTTGAACGCGATGTAATTAACTCACCTGTCGCCATGCTTTTGTATGGCTGAATATCTGTCATCACCATGGCTGATTTAAGCTCAGGCACATATTCCTCTTTAGGAACCATCTTGCCTTGTGTTTCGTCATATACAAAACTGCCTCTAATAGGCTTTCTATCGCCAAAAATTTGAGCATAGTTATCAGCAAATGCTTGATCGTCACCTGGACGACGGTTATCACCTTTAGACATTTCGTGCCGCCTGATCTGCCGCCATATTTTGTTGTGCGGTCAAAGTAGTATTTGCAGAAATCTCAGCTTTGTTAATCTCAGTAGATGCTTGCAACAAAGCCTCAAAGCGCCGGAACATAAATTCACGTTCTTGCTTCATGTTTTCAAGCTCTGCCGCGCGTTTATCAGACTCTTGTTGCAACATGGCCTTGAATTGTTCAAGTTGCGCCTCTTGCTGCATTTCTGCCTGATGCTTTTGCGCTTCAAATTGCTGCTGTTGCTGGAATTGCGCAGCCTCTTGCTGCATCTTCATCTGTTCAGGAGACGGCGGCGGGGGTTGTTGCTTTTTAGCCTCAATTGCTTTCTTGGCTTGAGAGGATGCAGCTTCAATAGCTCCTTCCATGGTCTTGCCGATCTTGAACCCGCGCACACCAAAGCCGAGCAAATCAACCACGAGAGGCGCAATATCAGGGGCTTGATTGGTGGCTTGCACAGCCTTTTCCAAGAAAGCGCCAACCACTTGCAAGAATTCCATGCGGTCTTGCTTTTCCTGCTGGTCGTCCATGGAAACCATGGAATCGCTGGAAATATCAATGCGGAAAGACCGCAAAGGCTCGTTTCTCAGCAACTCAAGCGCAGGGCCGATTAATTGCTGATCTTCAGGAGCAAATTGCTCTGCCGCTGAAATCATCAGAATCGTTTCATCAGAGAAATGCTTACAGATAATCTGCGCCTTCAACTGAATCATGTGCGATGCAAACCGCGCCACATCGTCTTGGTAGACCTTCAGGCGCAAAGATGCATACTGCCCTTTGATCTGCTGGGCTGTAGCGGTCTCAGACGCCACGGACTGACCACGGATAATGTCAGAAATACCCGTGATGTCGTGAATCTGGCCTAGAACTTGCTGGAATGCTGTGTAAGCCTGTTGCAAGCCGAAAGCAATCGGCTGCAAGTCCACCATATCAATAGCGCCCTTGACGCCTTGTTTCTCGGCAAAGGCTGCATAATTCTTGATGGGGATAAGGTCGTTATTAGTGGCCTCTGTAAAGAGTCGTGCTAGTTCCGGGGTGGCGGCATCGTAGACTCCTTTTACCTGCAAGGCTTTAGACAACCCATCAATTCGATCTGCCAAGATGTCCAGCGTTACGGCCTGATCTTGGTACAGAGAATAATCAGGGATGGGAATTAGGTTTTCATTCGTAATCGTCGCATACAAAGGCGGCGGGCACGGGAAAAACCCTTCCAATTGAAGAGGGTCGTCTTTTTCGTCGATAAACTTGGAAAGACTCTTGGATAGCCAAAATGCTTTGCCCTTGGTCTTGTCCCAAATCTCAATAATCAATGCCTGCTTAGATACGCCTTCTCGGTTGGCGTTCTTCATTTCTTCAGGCGAAGCATCCAGCGGAATAGCCTTGGCCCAATCTTCCCCAAATCGCTCGGCAATGGCCTCTTTGCTCATGTAGACCTTGCGCCAAACAATAGCGACTTCTTCCCATGTCCTGGCTACATTGTGGCCGAAGTCTTTCCAGTGGACATAATCCGTAGGCGCACATTCATAGTCCAGAATCTCCATCTGGCCTTGTTCTTCTTGGCCTTCAGATTCCACGTCATCGGTAATTTGGAATCCATCCTCTGGCATTCCTTCTTGCTCGGCAGTGGTGAATTTAGGCTCATAACGAACCCATGCCACGCCACGGCCACCTAAAAAGCGGTCATAAATGCAAGATTGCAGAGTGCTGCGGTAATCTGGATAGTGCTGGATTTCGTAATCTAACGCACGCTCGAGCATCATGGATGCCACGCGGCCCACTTGGTCATTGTCACGGAATCGGCGCGATACGTCAGGCTTAGGAAGGCGGGCGAAGGTTGCTGCCTTCAGTGTCTGGACGTTAGACCAGAGAATATTGAACCGAGAACCAGTATCCTGAGAGTTCCGGTTCTCATCACGATATTTCTTGACGATCTTCTGTGCGCGTGTCTCCCATTTGGAAAACTCGCGGTCATAAGATGCGATATGGTTCAGGTATTCCTGAACACCGGATTCAAGTGCTTCTTCCATTATGCGGAGAATCGGCCAACAGCAATAACGCTAACACCTGCTCCAGTGGTTACCTTCCACGGGCCGGTAGCACTCAACACGCCCAAAGGAAGTACATAGGTTCCAATCGGAGTATTAGCAGCCATCAAACTGATTGATGTAGAGCCGTCAATAATCGAAATGGTGCTAGTCGCAGAAGTAGCCACAATAGCAACAATCTTGTCTAGATAGTCACCAATTGCACCATTCCCGCCGAGAACCTGCGCGGTTTGACCCGCTGCAACCGTCTCATAAGGGAAACCATAAGGTAAGTTTACGCCAGCCATTTACCGGGCTCCTTGTACAAATTGCTCGAAAGAAACAGGCTGTTTACCTTCGGTCATAGCCTGTTCTGCGTATTGGAGATATTGAGGGCGCATTTGGATCATGCCTTGAGCTTGTCCGCTCATGCCGCCCATTTGCGGGGCTTCTTGAGTAGCCGGTGAAGGTTGCTGGGATGGCATGGTCTGCTGACCATATCCCTTGAGTGCTTTGACTAGCTTTTCAAGCTGGGTTGCCATGCTAAATCCTTCTGCTTTGCTTTGGAGCTGTTTTCCACAACTCGTTCAAAGGCTCAATAAGTATTTTCCCTGAATTATCGCCCATAACTTCAAATTTCGGGGCTTTTTCTTGCTCTTTTTCTTCTTTTTCTTGCATAACTTGGCACCCATACGCAAAGGCATCGCTTGGATGGCTTGCCCAATTGTGTATAGGTTCACGGCTAAATACCGCGTTTTCCTCGTTGTACTCAAACTCCCATGCTGTCAGCCCATCTAGCCCAGCCTCGCACTCTGTCCGGTTAAAAGCACATCGCTGGATAATCGAACGGGCCGCGCTTATCTGGTCTTGCTTCTTTGACTGTGGGACTATTGCAACATTCTCAGCGCCGAAGTGCTTTAGAAACTTCTCGATAACAGTTTCCTTGCTTTGGAAGGTCTTGGCCCTAGCATCATGGGGCAACCAAATGCGCACGTTCTTTTTAGTCCGCACGCCAAGATCAAGGAGAATGCCTTGGATGCGCGGTATCCATTCCTCTGCGTCTAGTCCTGTGTCTCCGTCATACTTCAGGACTTGGTAGCCACCCAACATGCGCTGCCAATACCAGAATGAAGCGGTATCTCTAAACCCGAGGTCACAGCTAATCTCTACCGGGCCACCTTGCGGGTCATATTCAACGCTGTCATTGATACGCCCGTCTCTATCCGCTTGATTAACCCATCGAGCCAGAATAGCCCCTTGGCCTGATCCATAAGCACCATTCCAAATATGGTCGGCTTTGTCCTGGTCTACCTCAAAATCGTGTTCCATTTCCTTTCGGAGAACATCAGGGAACCATGGGTTATCACGCCAGTTCACCATAACGCTTACAGCATCAGGTGGTGGATTCTTGCGGAAGAACTTGTCTACCGGGTCTGTCTTGAATCGAGGGTTCCAGCTAAACCACAGCTCTGAGCCATCCTTACGCAAGGTCGGTCTTAGCAGGTCTAGAGAATGTTGGCTTAGGGTTTGGGCTTCTTCAACCCAAGCAAGGTCATAGCCTTCTAGGGATTTGATGTTACTGGCGTTATAGCTCTGCATGCCCTTAAAGACAATGACAGAGCCGTTAGTACCTCGAATCTCGCTTTCCAATACATCGAAATACTTATCCAACCCCAGCTTAATGATCTTGTCTATGAGTAGCTGACGCACAGAATCGCGGATTGAGTTCTGCACTTCACGGATACAGACTACCCGTGTTTGCTTTGCATAGCACTTGAGAATGATCTGTTCGGCAAAGAAATGAGACTTTGCCCCGCCGCGTCCACCATATGCCCCCTTATATCGGGCAGGGTAGAGGAGTGGCTTTAGCTTTCGAGGGACTTCTACGCGGATTGCCATTAATCCACGATCCGCATTTCAATCTCTTGCCGGATGGGCTTTTCTTGATCGCCACTGTGCTCTACTGCGCTCAGGTCCGGCAATCTCTTCTTTAACAGAATCTCGATTGCCTTGATTTGGCTTTGGCTCAATTCAACATTGCCAAATGCATGATCTGTAAGGCGATTTATTAATTGACTGGCCTGAATCTTGCTGCGTACATCTTCCTGATGTAGCTTGTTCATGGGTCTGCCTGCTTTTGCCATATCTATTTATGTGAGTAGTCACTTAGATATGCTTAGTTTACTTCTTTCTTAGCAAAGCCGCAATCTTTTTAGGCCTATCCTTCACGCCTTCATTAGCCATCTGCTTGGCTTTATCCACAGGTATGCCCACACGCTTGGCGACTTTTGGGTCATGCGCGGCGGCCTGGAAAAGACGATTCTGCTTTTCAGACCATGGCATGATTTACACCTATATCAGCCATTTACGCACCCCGTATGTGATTAGGAATGCTGCTAGTATAAGCCCAGCAGGGATGCCTAGCAAGAAAGCAAATAGGTATGGTTTCATATGGTTTGATGGCGACCGGGAACCCCCAATCCACCGAAGCACACCGGTTCCGCTCTCACGGAATCCGGGGCCACGATTCACCATCAAGAAAGCAGACAAGTCATCATCCATGCTGACCGCGCGGACTTGCACTTCATTGTATTTGTCTGCTTACTTCATGGTGCTATTACATCAGCGGGCCGGACATCACCCCGACTTGGCTTGTTAATGGATGCGCCTGCAAGCTGTGCTACTCAAGACATCAAGGCCTTTTTCGCCATCCAAAACGGTTACCCACGTTGTTAGAGTGCGTGTCTCTGATTTTCCACGCCGCCGCTAATGCAATAACACTAGATGTAATTCTAGCTCTGTCTATCTATTTATTAATAGGTATTTACCCTTAGAAAAAATCCCCATTGATGCTATCGCCGGGGCAAAGACCTACTATCACTTATTGCGGAAGGAGGGGACCGCGTAATAGTAGGCGCTAACTTGCTTGCTTCTTTAGGATGGCTGGGTATTCTGCGGTGTCGTCCATTCCTTCGATGGATGCGTGGTCTAGGGTAATTCCTCGCGCTTTCTTAGTACAGCTATCTTGTCCAGCATAGTAAGCAATTCGCAGGGCCTGCAAGAATCCGATTTCCTCGGGATCGCCGTGCTGCTTTGCAAGCCATTCCTCAAATGTTTCTGGTGTTGTCATTTCAATTGTTCCTTGGCTTGGGTGATGGCGGCGTCAAGTTCAGCCTCGGCATCAGCAAATGCCGCTATTGCCTTTGCTCGCTCCGATTCATTGCTTTGCGCGTACGCTGCTTGAAACATGATGCATGCTGCGTTGAGTTTCTTTCGCGCCTCCACACACGCCTTCAGTGCTGCGTCTTTCTTGGCGATGGCGGATTCTGCTTTCAGTGCCCGATCTTCCCAATGCTTGACCCATTCCATTGCACCGGGGTTCATGGCCGCAATTTCCGTCATAGACAGCGACCTGAACTCAGCTTCTTTTTTTGCGATGGCTTCTCGGTGTGCTTGCAGGGTTATGAGTTCGTGCGATCCTGCGCCAAGCTCATAAGCTGATTTCCTTGCATAACAAATACCGCTTGTTTTTCCTCGTGGATCAGTCAGCACTTGATATTCCGCCACCACTTCCGGCTCTTTGTTGCTCATGGCTTTACCTCCCGATACTGGCGGAGCGCTTTGAAAACTCGCGGCCATCCTTTGATGTGCACAACCAATCGCCAGCAGAGGTTAGAGATGAGCAAGAGAATGCCGACGATTGCCGCCAAGGCACCAAGCGCCCAAATAACGATGTGCGTCCACTGTTGTAGTTCGCTCATTTCTTCACCTCCGGTGCTTTGATGCCGAGGGCGCGTTCGATGGCGCGGGCGAACTCAATATGAGCCTCAGACCAGAATCCTTCTCCAACTACATCGCACTCCACGCCAAGCTCGTTTATCTGCTCATCCGTCAGCGCCACGGCTGCGGGTTGCTCTGGCTGTGGTGGTGCGGATCGCAGATTCCACGCAGCAATAGCAGATGCCTCATTTTTCCCAATGCGTTCAATCACGCGCGACGGCTGACCTTCAATCGGACTGCACCAGTGAAGAATGCTCACGCTCACGGGCTCGCTGTACTTCATGCCAGTCCACATCTTCCCGTTTTCTTTGATCTGTGTTTCAGTTCCGCCACAGAACGGGCACGGCAAAAGTTCGGTCTTCATGCTTGACCCTCCGGTGCTGCGGGTTGGGGCTTGGTGTAGAGCGTTTCAAAGTCACACAGAGGCGGCGGCGCTCCCTCGTGGCGCGTGTAGGTTTCCTTGCCCTCGTGAGTCTCGCCAGTTGCCACCAGAAAGACCCGCTCCCCGCCCGCCTGCGCATCTTGGGCGATGAGGGCGGCGGCTTCCTTTACTGCACGCGATACGTTCGTGTCACCGAAACGCTCGATTGAATGCGCGTAGGAATTGAGCTTACGAATCAACTCCGCCCGCTCCCCCTCGGCTACCGGCGCAGGGGTGGATTGCTGCTCTGCGTATAGCGACGTAATGCCGAGAACCCTGCGCGCCAATTCTTTTGCGCGAAGGCCGCGATCTGTCGCCATCTCCATGTGGATGACTTGCTCGGCAAGATCGCGTGCTGCCAATCCATGCGCGGTGCCATAGACTTTGATGCCTTCCATGATCCTGTCTCGAAATACATCGACCGAAACCGTGGGCGCGTTATAGCCACCGACACCTAGAAAGCTGGCAATTTCTCGAAGCAAAAGCGCCTCGTCGGATTCCTCCCCGCCCTTCGCCTGCTCTGCGGGTTGTGTGGCCTTGGAAAGTGCCTTCCGCACATTCTCGGCAAACCACTTGCAAATCTCGTGGCTGTTGTACTGAACAGTGCTCACCTTCGATAGCTCTGCCGCTACAGCAGAATCAAAAGCTGACATGCTAGTCTCCCCGGCCTGCTCGGGCTGGGCGAGTGCGGCGCGTGCATCAGCGCACAGGCTCGGGAATAGCGTCATATCAAGGTATGGGCGTCCTTGCGTGAACGCCGCAACTTGACACTCGGCATAGTGCGTCAATTTTTCCAGCGCCTCGCGCATCGTGTTGTG